ACCGGTGGCCGCGCGCCCTTTAAAAGTGGGCCCCACAAGGGGACCACGCGTCTTTTACTTTAATGCTTTAATGATTACTCACCTTTAAATTGACCAATCCTGTTCCAGTCTTGGCCGCCAAGAATGGATACCCTGTGGGACCCATTGCAGAACCCACTTCCGGATACTTTATACGGTTTTAGGTGTATGCTTTCTGTAAAATACTTGCAGAGTATTTTGAAGAAATACGAGCCAGGGACCTTAGGGTTCGAGCTCTGTTCGGAGTTAATCCGTATTTTCAGGGTCAGGCAGTATGACAGGGCGAATTCCCGTTTCGCGGAGATATCATCCATATGGGGGGAGACCGGTAAGACGGAGGCTGAACTTCGAGACAGCTATCGTGCCTTACACTGGGAATGCAGTCCCAATTGCTGCCCGAAGCTATGTCCCGGTTTCAAGAGGCGCCCGGATGAAGAGAAGGAAGGGTGATCGCATCCCGAAGGGGTGTGTGGGTCCCTGTAAGGTACAGGATTATGAGTTCAAGATGGATGTTCCACACAGTGGGACCTTTGTTTGTGTGTCTGATTTCACTAGGGGAACTGGGCTTACCCATCGCTTGGGTAAGCGTGTTTGCATTAAGTCGATGGGCATAGATGGTAAGGTCTGGATGGATGACAATGTGGCCAAGAGAGATCATACCAACATTATTACTTACTGGTTGATTCGAGATAGGAGGCCCAACAAGGATCCCTTGACATTTGCACAGGCCTTTACTATGTATGACAATGAGCCCACTACTGCTAAGATCCGAATGGATCTTAGGGATAGGATGCAGGTTCTGAAGAAATTCTCTGTTACAGTTTCTGGTGGCCCTTACAACCACAAGGAGCAGGCTTTGGTTAGAAAGTTTTTTAAAGGTCTGTATAATCATGTAACTTATAATCACAAGGAAGAGGCGAAGTATGAGAATCATTTAGAGAATGCATTGATGTTGTATAGTGCTAGTAGTCATGCTAGCAATCCTGTGTATCAGACCCTGCGTTGCAGGGCTTATTTCTATGATTCACATAATAATTAATAAAATTTGTTTTTATTAATACAGTAATACCTTTACATCATCATTACAATCTATTGTGTCTACTTCGTCTATCCAAGGACATGTTCTTGGTAGACTCCTAATTACAAGAACTAAATTAACTAAACTAAAAAAACCTAAACTAGCTAATTCAGTACAGATGCGCCATTTAAGGCGTTCCAAAATACCAGTCCAGCTGTGAGAAGCACCAGTTAGACGGGTCGTCGATATCCGGAATTGCAGGAAGATCTTGTGGAATCCCAGTGCTCTTCTCTCCCTGTAGTTGACCCTCAGTTGGAATTTGAGGATGGTTCTCCCCTGTGCACTCTCGTGGACATACATCAGTCTTAGGTAGAATGGTGCAGTCCGACCCGCAGACATGGGGTTGGTGTCGAATTCTAGTGCTCTCATAGTCTGAGCATGACTTAGTGATTCCCCTGTGCGTGAATCCATGCTGGTACTTGCAGGTTTGGGTGATGAAGGCTGAACACCCGCAGCCCTTCCACACTATCCTCGTCCTCGTTTCAGGAACTTTCCTCTTGGCCTTCTTCGCCTCTGCGTGTAGTGGCTCCTGAATGGGACACTTCCTCTTGATTCCAGAAGGGAGATTGGACATCGCAGAATATTGCGTTCTTTAATGCCCAATTCTTGAGTGCTTCTTGCTCTGGTTTGTCCAACCAGAGTTTAAATGAGGAGCCCTCTCCTGGATTGCAGAGGAAGATAGTGGGAATTCCACCTTTAATTTGAACTGGCTTCCCGTATTTACAGTTGGATTGCCAGTCCTTCTGGGCCCCCATGAATTCCTTAAAGTGCTTTAGGTATTGGGGGTTGACGTCATCAATGACGTTATACCAAGCACTGTTGCTGTAAACTTTAGGGCTTAGATCTAAATGCCCACACAAATAATTGTGAGGGCCCAAAGACCTGGCCCATACTGTTTTGCCTATTCTGCTTGGGCCTTCAATAACAATTGATATGGGTCTATCTGGCCGCGCAGCGGAATCCATGACATTTTCAGCGGCCCAGTCGCTGATAATGTCAGGAACGGCATTGAAAGAAGAAGAAGAAAAAGGAGAAGAATATACAGAAGGAGGAGGAGAAAAAATCCTATCTAAATTACTACGCAAATTATGATATTGAAAAATAAAATCTTTAGGGAGTTTCTCCCTAATTATTGCTAATGCCGCCTCAGCAGAGCCTGCGTTTAAGGCTTCTGCTGCTGCATCATTAGCCGTCTGCTGACCTCCTCTAGCAGATCTGCCGTCGACCTGGAATTCACCCCAGTCGATGTAATCTCCGTCCTTCTCGATGTATGCCTTGACATCTGAGGAGGATTTAGCTCCCTGGAAATTGGGGTGGAACTGGGTGGAATTATGAGGGTGCACGAGGTCGAAATGTCTTGGATTTCTGAACTGGGCTTTACCCTTGAATTGAATAAGGGCATGGAGGTGCAGAGACCCATCTTGATGTTGCTCTTGAGCAACTCTGATAAATAGTTTATCAGATGGGCACTGGATTTTCTGTAATAGGTCTAAGGCTTGCTCTTTATTTAAAGAGCATTTGGGATAAGTAAGGAAAATATTTTTAGCCTTAACTTGGAAACTTGCTTGACGAGGCATTTTGCTGACGTATGCAATGGGTGCTCTCAAAACTCTACGGAATGGGGGGCTTTGGGTGCTCATTTATACCGAGCTCCCAAATGGCAATTTGGGAATTATGCAAAAGTTTTTGAAATTCAAATCCCCAATTTTCGCCCCAAAAGCGGCCACCGTATAATATT